CTCATGTGACCTACAACCCGCTCACCGACTACGACTACACGTGGCCGGCCGGCATGGTTGCACACGATGGCAGCTACACGATGCCGATTCCTGGCGTCGGCGCCACGGCCGAGGTGAAGCCGTGAATCGCGCCGCTCTCACGCCCCGGCAGCAGCAGGTCGTCGAGGAGCACCGCGCGCAGCGTGAGCGCCTCGGCTACGACGGCGCCCTGTGGGCGCGCAACACCGCAGCCAGGCTGCAGACCGCCAATGCGCGTGGGCAGTCGCTCAAGTCGCGCCGCGTCGGCATCTGCGCCGCGACCGGCGTGCCGTTTGGCAAAGGCGAGACCATCGTTTACCACGATGGGAAGGCGTACATCGCATGACGGTCAAAGAATGCTGGGCATGCGGGTCCGAAGTTGACTGCGAGATGCATCACTTCCCAACTCCGAAAATTTACGGGGGCAAAGCCACGATTGCACTGTGCGGCACGTGCCACGATTTGGTTTCTCGCCGGCTGCTTCGGGACTGGCCGGACAGCTTTTGGACAGAAAGCCTTTCGTTGCTAAGCCAGGAACTTATTCCGACCGGCGCGCGGCTTTTGTTTTTGAAAGTCACGGAGAAGTTTTGGACATGATCACCACAGAATCACTCCTCCTTGAGCAGCTCAAGGCGACGACGCTCGCGCTGCGCATCGCGCTCGGGCACGTCGAGTCGCAATACATGGCGACGGCGCGCGCGCTTGACGCGACCGTCATCGCCAGCGAGCACTACCGCAAGCTCAGCGGCGAACAGCGAGCCGCCATCGCCGACGCCGGCACCGCCATCATCGAGGCCGCCGCCGCGGTGAAAGGACTGAAGCACCGATGAACACGACCCACGAAAAACCGAGAAACCTGGACGACGTGCTGCGCATGATGCGCATCGAAGCGCACCCGCTCGACAGCGAGCCCGTCGATCAGCTGCGGCAGCGCGCCGCTCGCGTGCGCCTGCTCGCGTTCGAAGCCCGCCCGTTCGGCGCCGACGCCGTCATGCGCGCGCGCTATTCAGCCGAGCAGCTGATCGCCAATCTGCGCAAGCGCATCCGCGTCGAAATCCTGCGCGAGATCGGAGCACGGGTGTGACACGCTTTGTAAACCTCACCCCGCACGTCGTGCGTGTCTACATCGGCACCTCGCGTCACCCGATGGACGATGCCGGGAATCCGTATGCGTGGCTGGTGTACCCGATGTCCGGCAGCGTAGCCGGCGTCGACCTGGCCGCCGACCATCGGCGCTTCATGCACGGCGCGCCGCTCACGCGCTGGGTCATCGGTGAAATTGTCGGTCTGCCGGCGCCGCAGGCAGGGATCGTCTACATCGTCTCGTCGATGGTCGGCCGCGAGGCTGCGCGCGAGGACTGCATCAGCCCTGACACGAAACACTACCCGATTTTCGACGCCGACGAAAGGCTGTACGCCGTGCGCCGGTTTCAGCAGTGGGGGCGCCGGCAGTGATTGACCTCATCATCGGAGGAACTCATAATGGACGCTGAAAAGCCTGCGCCGCATGACGTGATCGATTCGCTGCCATGGATCGTCGGCATACCAAAGCCGTCGTTTGCCGACGATCCATGGTTTGCGCGTTTCTGCCGCGTCGCGGCCGAGATCATGATGGAGTATGTCGATGAGCAAAGAGGAACAGAAAATCATTCAGCATTGGAGTGACGCCCGCGTATACGGCTACGTGCGCAAGTCGCTCGTGCTTGGCGAAGAGGACCGCATCTCCGAGGTCAAGCAGCGTGACGCCATCGCGGCCGAATGCGCGCGCCTGCATCTGCAGGAGCCGGAGTGGCACGCGGACGTCGACGGTCACCGAAGCGGCCGCTACGAACACACGCGCCCGGGCTGGCGCACGGTCAAGCGCCGATATCTCATGGCGGACAAAGCTGTGCTGGTCGCTTACGAGCTTGATCGGTCGAATCGCAACGTCATGGCCATGGCACAGCTGATCGAATCGATCCGTGCGCAGCCGGATCGATTCCGCCTGGTGCTGGTCATGAACCGCTACGACAGCGCACGCGATGGATGGGGAGCGCGCGAAATCAAGTCGCTGCTCGATGACGCAGTCATCGCGCAGTTTGAATCCGATAAAGCGTCCGAGCGGATGTCGGCTACGGCGCAGACGCTGCGGCGCCACCTCATTCCGTGGGGGCGACCCGCGTACGGCTATCAGCGCGTCGGTCGCGGCATGAAAGCGCGGCTGGTGCCAGCGCCGTTTGCCGAGCAGGCGCGCATCGTGCTGCGCGCATACGCGGACGGCGAAGCGCTGAGCAGCGTGTGGATGCGCTTCAACGCCACCGGCGAGCACTACCATCGCTCGCGCTTCGCCGGCGGCCAGACGACGCGGCATCCCGAGGCATGGGATCAATCGCGATGTGAGGCAATTGTGCGGCGCGTCATGCAATACGCGGGATTTTTGTGCGTCGACCCCGGCAACGTCAAAAGGCGGCCGATGAAGCCCGCCCCACGCGGCAGCGCGTTGGAGCTGCACGCTGAGCAGTATCACTACGTTCGTTCGCCCAACATCGAGCCGATCGTCGACGACGAACTTGCCGAGCGCGTGATTTCGGCGCGCGCGTCGTGGGCTTCGCGGCAAGACTACAGCAGCGGAAAAGCATTTACGACTTCGCTGTCTGGACTCGCTTATTACAAAGGCGAAAAAATCCGCGCGCAGACACATGCAGGCATACGGCGCTATCGCACGCGCAAAGCGCCGTCAATGTCGTGGTCATGCGTCGAGGTCGACGCCAAGCTCGATCGATGGATGAGTGCGCTGCGGTTCCCGCCAAGCGTCATTGCCGGAATCCACAACGAGCTGCAAGCGATGCAGCCGTCCCCGCAAAAGCGCGCCGCCGCGGAAAAGCAGCGGCGCAAGCTCGAGCAAGGCCTGCTGCACATCGAGCGCCGCTACGCGCTGGGAGACTTGTCTGAATCGATGTACCGCACGCTGTCCGCTGAATTCCACGCGGGGATCGGCGAGTACGCGATTGTCGAATCGGTCCCGCGCGATCGCGTCGACCGAGCCATTGAAGCGCTGAATCAAATCGGCGTCGCGTTTGCTGTCAGCGCGCCTCGGCAGAAAAACATGCTGCTGTCCGCAATGTTTGAGCGCGTGAACCTCGACCAGAACGGCGACATCGTCGATCTGGTGCCGCGGCAATGGGCGCGCGAAGCGTTCGGCGGCGTGCTGCGCGGATACTATGGCGCCAATTACCAAGCAGCAAAGAAACAGCTGTTAACGCCGAGTCTGGTAACAGACGGCGTGTCGGCTGCAGATGCTGCCGAGTGGCTTTTCTCTCGCATTCGGCTGAAAACCGACGAAACCACGTCGGCCTAACGGAGTCCCATGACAACCACCCAGAAAATTACCCTCCCCCTTGAAAGCTGGCTGATGATGACCGGCGTCGTCGACCGCCTGCTCGCCGCGCCCTACACCGGGCGCGAGAGCGTGTCCGCAGCGTCCAGGCTGATCCGGCTTCAGCGCGCGATCGAGCGCGCGCGCGACGACGCCGGGCTGGAGCCGGTCACGACCAAGGCGGCGAAGGAATACGGCGAGCTGGAAGAGAAAAGCGGGCGCTACACGTTCGCGGACGTGACCAAGCACGCGGCCTACGTCGCGGCGCGGCGGGCCGTGCTCGAGCAGAGCGTGGCCATCGATGCGCCGATGCTGACCGAAGCGGACCTGGTGCTGCCGCTCAGCGCGGCCGAGCGCGCGGTCATTGATCCGGTGGTGGCCTGACATGCCGACGCAACCGCCTCATGACGCCGAACGCTTCGCCGCGCTGCGGGCTGAGTTTCGCGCCGCGCAGGAAGCCGAGCGCAAGCAGCGCACGCCAGAAGCCGCCGTGCTGCTTGCGCTGGCGAAACAGCACGGCGGGAATGTCGACGACATGGCGCGGGCCCACGGCGTGTCGCGCTCGACGATCTACCGCAGGCTGCGAGCCGAGGGCCTGACGCGTAAGGTGCACAACATGCGTGAGAGCTTCCGCATGTTCTCGCGTCTCGATACGCAGATGCAGCAAATCTACGGCGAGACAAAAGCGCGCAGCGATGCGGCCTATCAACGCATCGTGTATTCGACGTGGTCGATTCCGCTTGACATTTAGGCGGCGCCGTCGTAGAGTCTCGATCGCAGCGCGCGCTCTACGTCCCATCCAACGGTGATGGCCGGGGACGTGGCTCCGCCGGACATCCGGCTCCATCCGCGCGCTGCGCTGTCCGCCTTCCTCCGCCCGAACTGCATCCCCCGCCGCAGTTCGGGCTTTTGCTTTTTCGGCGGCTTCGATGTCAGTTTCTAGTCTGCAAACTCACAGGTTTGTTCGTTGCGCCAAACCGGAATTAGCCATAGAGTAGACGCAACTATGAGGATGATAAATAACGTGCGTCGAAGATGGGATTCTGGTTTACTGGGCAAACTAATGATCGGCGGCGTCGGCATCGTCGCATGTTGCATGTTGGCGTTTCTGGCCGTAGTGCTGTCGCCCAATCGAGCGGCACGGCCACGACTCACACCGACGCCGGGTGGCAGCGTCTTCGTCGCACCGACATTCCCGTCCCCAGCCACCGCGACGGTCATGCCGACGCCGATCCCTCCGCCGACGGAAGCGCCACTTCCCACAACTGCGCCCCCAACGGAAGCGCCGTTGCCGACAATTGCGCCGACCGAACCACCGCTGCCCACAGAAGCGCCAGCCGTCGCGCCGACAGAGCCGCCGCTGGTCGAGCTCGCGCCAGCGCCAACTGCCGAAGTGATTGCCGCGGCTCCTGTTGCCGTCGTGCCAGCCGCGCCAGCTGCTGCGCCGCCGGCGGGAGAAACCGCCACGTTGGTGCGCGTGGTTGACGGCGACACGATCCGTGTCATCTACAACGGCGCGGAAGTGGCAATGCGCTATATCGGCATCGACACGCCAGAGTCGAAAGACCCTGGAGAGCCAGTGCAATGTTTTGCCGCGGAAGCGACGGCGCTGAATCAGCAGCTTGTGGCAGGGCAGACACTGATTCTTGAGCGCGACCGCACAGACATGGATATCTACAAACGGCTGCTGCGCTACGTGTACCTGCCGGATGGGCGCATGGTGAACGAGGAGCTTGTGCGTGCGGGCGTCGCTTTCGCCAAACAGTACAAGCCCGACGTAAAGCATGCCGCGCGGCTGGAAGCGGCAGAGCAAGCCGCACGTGCGGCCGGCGTCGGCTTGTGGGGCGCATGCACTGTCGCAAACGGCAAAACAAATCCGGTCGAGCAGGCAGCGCCGACGGCTCCCGCAGCGGGCGCGCCTCCGCCTGCGGCCGGGGGAGCGGGCGCCGTGGCCCCGATATCAGAGTCGGATTGTCCGGACACTCATCCGATCAAAGGCAATCAGGGCGAGGAGTGGATATATCACCAGCGCGGGCAGTCCGCGTACAACAAAACAAAGCCGGAGGCGTGCTTTGCCACGCCTGCCGATGCAGAAGCAGCAGGCTACCGAGCAGCGCAGCGCTGACGACCTGATTACGCGCCGATGAGGCCGTGCGTCGTCAGATCGTCGATGAGAGCTTTGACGCGCTCGGCCAGCTGCGCCGTCGTCACCGTGCCGGTCGCAAACGTCGTGCGCGTCGCCGTGCCGGTGGCTGCGGCCCAGCCGGTGACGCGCGCGCGAACGACCTGCGTGCCGGACACGCGATAGACGCCAGTGCTGTTGACGTCGCCCGCGGCGTCGAGCGTGTAGCCCGGAGACGCGGTATTGACGCCGAGACGGTTTGTCGACGTGATCGAAATTGCGACGCCGTTTCCTTCCGTCGACTGATTGTAAATAAAACTCAGGCGTCGCGGCGATCCGTCTGCCATGTAAACCGCATAAAACGAATCAGGGTTGTTTTGCGCGTTCCACTCCATGATCGGACGTGAGCCGCCTCCGCTGTTCGTGCTGCTGAGTTTAAGAGTCGGGTTGGCCGCTTTGGTGATCGTTACGTTGCCGCTCGTGGCGATTTCTCCCGTCCCTGCGCCGGTCGCGCTGCCAACGTTCAAGCCGCCGGTGAATGTGCCTGTTGTCCCGCTGATGCTTGCGCTGGCCTTGATTTCACCCGTCGCCGCGCCTGTCGCGCTGCCGACGTTGAGACCGGAAGCAAGCGATGTGCTGCCAGACACGTACAGGGTTCCAGCAGCGGCGCTTGTTAAATCTACACCTGACGTTATCCGGACTCCAGCGCCGTACGCGTTGATCAGGCTTTTTCCTACAAAGAAAGCGGTTGTGTAAGAAGGCCCGCGGGCAACAATCGAAACATCCGAATCGCTTCCGCCCACAGTCGACGTGTCATACGCATCAATAACGATAGATGGTTGAGCGTCTCCGTGATTCAAAACAGAAACGGTTGTTTGAACCGTGCTATTTGTCTGCGCGTACATTCCGCAAAACGTTGTGCTTGATGCGCTGAAACGATACCCGTTGACAGAGCCGATGGAGCCACGGCTGGAAACCCAGCTGACAAGCGAGACTCCGTCGCTATCAAGAGTCACGTCTCCTCCTCCGGCTTTGAGCTTGCCGTCTGAATCGGCGTACCACTGCTGCGTGCCGCTGTTGTAGCCAGCGATGCGGCCAAGCGTGTTTCCGCTGGCCGTTTCCGACCAGATTCGCAAGCCCGTGAATGTTGCCGGAGACGACGTCAGCGATCCACTGCCCTGGCGGATTTCGCCGCCCGCCGGCACCGTCAACACGCCGGCAATGCTGGCGTTTCCCGACGTGTCCATGCTGACAACGGCAGCGCCCGCGCTGTTGTTGAGCGACAAGTTGCCCGACGTGTCCACCACGAACCGCGGCGTCGATCCGCGCACCACGCGGAAGCCGTTCGTAGAATCGACGCTGACAAACGTAGCGCTGCTGTCGCCGGCCGCGAAGCCGTAGACGTCAGTGGTGTATCCATACGCTCCGTTCAGGTTGCCCAGTCGCGCCCGAAGCGTCGTCGCGCTCCACGGGCTGCCGGCGTTTGTCGTGACCGACATGTTCGGCGCAGCGCCAATTGCTCCGTCGGCGCTGAGCGTCAGCGCCCCGCCGCCCGATGCCGTGCCGTGATCGACGATTGCCGTGCCCGCGCCGATGTCGGCATTCGTGCTGCCAGACTCCAATTTCAGCGAATACGTCGTGTAACCGGTCGATGTCACTGGCGAAGGGTTGACCGTGAACCACGCGTTGACCAGCGCCGTGCCGTTCCAGGCTTTCAACTGGAGCCGGTCGCCAGCCGCGAACAAAGCTACGGCGCTGCTGGGCGTGCTGTTCTTGATTTGCACGCCGTTGACGCTGCTGCCGACACTCGCCGGCGTCGTGAAATCCGCGTGAACCGTCGATGCCGACAGATAGACGCCAAGAGTGCCGGCCGTTGCCGAAATCTCGTTGATGCGAAACACGGCGGCAGCAAGCTCTCCGCGCACGCGCACGTTGTTGAACTCGGCGTCGCCCGCGTCGCTGATGCCCCATCCGCTCACGCCGCTCTGATACGACGACGAGCGCATCGCGTCGCCGGTGCCGAGCGTGAGCACGTTGGCGCCGCCGCGCTGCAGGTCCACGTCTGCACCGAAGCGCAGCGTCTGTCCGGCGCTCACCGTCGCGCCGGCGGCAAACGTCGGCCTCGCATTAAACGTGTGCGCTGCGCCCCACGTGAACGCGTAGCTTTGGTTTACGGCGACGCTCGCACCAACGGCGATGCCGTTGCCAGCGGAGACAAACACGCCGCCGCTGTCGACACTGAGGCCGCCGCTGGCCTTCGGCACGACGCGCACGCTGTCGGCATCGGCCGCAATGCCGTTTCCAGCGCCGACCGCGATCGTGAAATCCGCCGTCAGATCCCCGTTGCCGGTCAGCCCGGCGCCGGCCGTGATCGCGCGCGTGCGCAGCGCATAGCGCGTGTCGGCCGCGGCTGAAAAGTCGCTGAGCATGATGCCGCGCATCGACACCGTGCCGCTCGAGCCCGAGGGCGTCGCGGCAAAAAGCCCAGCAGCGCCGGACGGCAGCGTGTGATGGATGCCGAGCCAGTCGTGCGGGGACGGCGCTCCGCCCGCACTTACCCCACCGACGCTGGTCCCCGCCAGGCTGACCGATGGCACTGCGTCAGATCCGCTGCCGTACACCACGTACTGGCCGCCCTGGTAGGCGACGCGCACAACAGCGCCTGCCGCAGTGCCGCCCACAAGCAGCGCATCGGGAATCACGGCGCCGGTGGCGAGCTCGATCTTGGCCCGTCCGCCGCGCACAGACAGTACCGTCGCCGTGCGCAGCGCCTCGGAATCGCTGCGCCCGATGTTGGTCAGCATGTCACTCATTCGCTCTTCCTCCGTGCCTCGTAAGACCCGCGCACCATGCGCATATCGTCCGTCGTGTACAGCCGCGCCGTCGTCAGCACGAGGCGCTCGTCGATCCCCGGCCGATCGCCGCCGGCGTCTGTCAAGACGTCGAATTCATCCTCGGGCTGCAGCTCGAGGAAACCGCCGCCTGTCACCGTGCGCGGCCGGCGGTACTCCTCGGCCTCGCGCGCGAGAAGTTCGGCGTCGGCCTTGGCCAGTGCGTAGGACGTCGCTGTCTCGTTGTCGCTTGCCGAGAACCGATAGCCGCTCGTGCGGATGAATGCCTCGTCGACATATTCACCCGCAACGGTGCCGTTGACTTTCACGTGCCCGCGCTTTGCCTTGACGGCCAGCGCGTCGGTGTAGACGGTGACGTTGTCGGACAAATCGCCGGCGTCGTCGCGCGCCCAGAACCGCGACCATTCCACGCCGCCGTTTGTCGTGGCACGGCTGCGGATGTGGCGCGACTGCGTGAGCGACGCAATCGCCGACGACGCGCTGTCGCCCTCTCGCAGCGTGTAGCGCGTGGTGATTTCGTCCGACAGCTCAATCACGCGCCACGTCGACGTGTAGCTGCCGGGCGACGTCGAGTAGCTGATCTGGATCGGCCCGACATCGTAGCCGCGGAAAGGGATGCGCGACAGATCAAACACCCACAGCGGCTGCCCCGCCAGCTCGACCGTCACACGATCGCCCTGCACGGCGACGAACAGATCGACCAGCCGCGTCACGTCCTCGGTGAGCGTGTAGCTGGGCGACGTGCCGGAGATCGTCCCTGCCAGGTTGGCCTCGGTCACGGGAATCGGCGGCGTCCGCAGCAGCCAGCGGATGCCGTCCGCTGCCGCCGTCACCGTCGTGCTTGACGTCGACAAGCCGAGGCGGATGTTGCCCGCGCGGCCGGCGGCGTAGTCGGCTGCCGTGGCGATCTGCTCAATGTGCAGCGTGTAGTAGCCGCGAAACGCGATGCGCAGGCGCTTCGTGCCGGTGACGCCCGCCTCGCCCGTGGCGTTGGTCGAATTGCCGCCGATGTGCACGCGCCCATGCAGCGCGAAGTCTGCGACATCGGCGCGCAGCGGGAGTGACTGCGCCGTGGTGGTGAGCGTGAGCGTGGCGTCCGTCGTCGGCGTCGTGTGATCGTTTCGGAAGCGGGCGGCGCGCATGCCGGCCAGAGCGGCCAGCCGCTTCACCGCACGCTCCACCGTGAGCACGCGTCCGCTGTAGGCCGCGACGTGCGACAGGGTGATGCCGTTGACGCTGGCATCGGCGTTGCGCGGAAAGTAAAGCACCGGATCCCCGCTGCTGTGCCGGTCTTTCGCCGTGCCGTCCTGCGCGCGGCCGGACACGACGAGCATATCCCCCTGGCGCGTGACGTTGCTGCCGCTCGTGGCGACGCCGCGTACCTCCGGCGCGTACGGCTTGTCAAGCGTGACATACGACGTGTTGCTCTCGGTGGGAGACGTGACATTGGTCACCGACGTCACGCGATACGTTGCCGTCGTCGGGTCGGCGTTGCTGCTTCCGCTGCGGCTGACGACCTCGGCGAGAAGCCCGGCGGCGTCGGGAATCGTGCCGAGGTTATCGCCGGGCTGCTGGCCGGACGCGCTGCGCCAGTTGCGCAGGGTCGACGATCCGGCCGCAATGTTCGGCAGCGGCGCGTAATAGGTCGGCACAATCACCCAGGTCGTTTTCGCCTGCGTGTCGCCGGTGTACACGCCGCGCTGGATCGTCTCGACCTGCCGGTAACGGATGCGCTCGCTGCCCACCAGCATGTATTCCGCAGAAGACGTGCCATCGGGCAAACCGTACTGCGACGCGGCGCCGTCGAAGAAGCGTCCCTGGTGGAGCACTATGCGCCACGCGCTCGGCGCGCTGCCACTGTTGCCTGACGCGGTCGACGGCAGCGGATTCGTGCCGTCCCATCCCTGGAACGTGCCGCCCGATCCGGTGTTTCCCGAGTACAGCGTGTGCACCTGTCCGTCGGTAAGCACGAGTCGCACAGACGCGGCCGTGTTGTCGTCGCTGATGAAAATGGCACGGCCGCCGGCCTGCGTCGGCAGCTTCACGGCTCCGGGATCGGTGGTGACCGTGCCGCCCGTGACGGCTTCGCGCGTGCCGCCGCTGTCGGCGTCGCCGAACCTCGCCGCCAGCGCTTGCAGATACACGTCCACCGCGTAGTTGGTCACGAGGCCGCTGCCGCTGTCCCACGGCAACATGTTGCCGTCGATCGTGATCTGCGAAGCCGTCAGCGCCGTGATGGCCACAACTGTGTCGAACGCCACAGACGTAATGCGGATGCGCATGCCAACGGCAAATTCGGTTGTGCTGGCGAGGCTGCCGATCACCGTGCTGCTGTCGCGCTGGCCGGCGCGGATCAAGCGCGTGAACACCGCGTCATTGCTGGCGTTGGTCAGCTGCGTACGGATGTCGCCGTATTCGCCCTGCGGGAACCAGTCGGTCGATCCGGCCACGTCGGTGGACAGCGCAATGCCCACCGAGTCGCGGCCCGGCTGACTGCGGCGGGCACGGTAGTCGAACACGAACTCGGCTACCAGCGTGTAGGCCGAGTTCGCGGCGATCGTAGCGGCTGCAACGTCGCGCACCTTGGCGTATGCCTGCACGCGCTTGCCGAACACGCGGAATGCCAGATCGTATTCCGTGTCGGCCGATGCCGTCCACGTCGCGCGCGTGACGTACGTGCCGCTGATCGACTCCGTGCGCACCGCAGCGGCGTCGAGCGCTTCCCACAGCGCGTTGCGCCGCTCGGCGAAGTTCCAGCCGGTGTCCTCTTTGTTGGGGTTGGCCTGATCGATGGCATTGAGCCTCAGCGCGCGCACCGCCGCCTGAGTTTTGGTGTGGCCCGTCCACCCGTTGGTCTTCGGCAGCAGCATCACGTTGCCGGTGCCGTCAGCCGATGCGCCGAACACGAAGCCCAGCGACGACAGGGCGTAGGCGTTGCTGCCCGTGAATTTGACAGTCGCCGTCATGAACACGTCGCCGCTGTCCTCGGCATCGCCGACGAACGCGAACAACGGGTTGTTGAGGCCGGAGAACAGCAGACCGGACGTTGTGCCGCGCGCCTCTTCGGCGCCTTCCTCGCCGAACGATGGCGTGAGCACCTCGATGTCTTCCGGATCTGACAGGCCGGACGAGAACAACGCACGACCGCGCAGGTCGGCGTCGATGGGGCTCTGGTAATCGATGATCGCCGCGCTGCCCGTGTCGATCGCCGTGACCTCGCGCGCGCTGTGTCCGGACGGCGTGATGTCGTGCGTCATCGCGTCGATGACGTAGCGGCCGACGTCCGTCAGCGTCCCCTCGAGCCCGCTGCGCAGCGTGAGCACAGAACCGTCCGCCAGCTGCGTGATCGCGTCGAGCGCCGATCCGCCGCCGCTGGCCTGTTCATCGGCCAGCGTCACGCGCAGCGCATCGGCAGAGTCGGACACCTGGTGCAGCTCCCACGCGCGCATGCAATCGTTGAGGCTGGCCGACAGCCCGGCCGCCGGCGCCTGCAGCTCGGTGACGGGAGAGGACGCCGCACCGCCGTTTCCCGCGTAGACCATCGTCGTCGGGCTGTCGCCGCGAATGAGCAGCGTACCGCCGAGATCGGACGACGTGAGCCACGACGACAGTTCCGCGAACGACCATGCATCGCCGTCGGACGACAGCAGCGCCAGGTCCCACGCCGCCGCCTCGGTCGTCGTCGACGGCGACAGGCGCGCGCGACGTGCGAACCGCGCGGTCAAATGCAGCACGCCGTTCATCGTCGTGATGCTGTAGGGCGTGAGGCTGAGCAGCTCTGCCTCGGGGTCAATCGGCGCCACCGGCTGCATCATCGATTCGACGCCGGCCTGCATCGTCCACGACACCGCGCGCCCGCGTGCCTGATCGGACGCGACAATCACGTGCCGATCATCGGCGGCGATGTAGGACGCGCACACGTGCGTGGCGTGCTTTGCCCCGCCATACCATGCGCTTCCCCAGTCAGCCGCGTAGGCCGTCGCGAGCGGCATCTGGATGATGTTTGTCAGCGAATACGCCGTCTCGTCAGAATCCACCCAGTAGAACGACAGCGTGGACAGGCCGCCGGTGAAATCATGCGACCCTACGCACACGATGACGCCGCGCCCCGTCGGGCACACGGCCTCGACGCGCTGCACCAGGCCGGAGGTGTTGAACCACGACGGCCCAAAGCGCGGCCCCCAGCTTGCGAACGTCACCGTGAGGGGGTTGGTTGTGCCGCTCAGCGTCGCGCGCTTCATCTGCACGCCGAGCGCGTCCATGTCGGCCGTGTAGAGACGCACCGTGCCGCCCTCATTGATGATGCCGTGGCGCATCGTCTGCGACGAGACGGCAGTGGCATTCGTGCTGCTCAGCGTGTAATCGGCAGCCGCCGTCGTGTCGATCACGCGCACGTAGCTGTTGCCGTTTGTGAACCGATACGCGGCGTAGGCAAGCGCGCCGGTCGGCCGCATGCAGAACGTCTGCGGCACGTTGACGTCAAGCGAAGCGTTGGCGTTGCTGGCCAGTGGCGCGAACGACCAGACCTCGCGCCGCGCGGTGACGTCGTGCGACCAGCGCACCGCCGGCTGCCGCTCCGCATTGAAGATCGTGGCGCCTACACTGCGGCTCACTGGTATTCCTCCAGCCGGATGGTCATGGTGTACCACCCGTCGCTACCGTCGAGATTGTTGGCCAGCGCCGGCGCCGGCGACCAGGCCGACGTCCACAGCACGTCATGCGCCGTGCCAAAGGGGTCCTGGTATTTCAGCTTGCGCGTGGCGGCCGTGCTGCCGAAGCGCACGGCCCGCAGCGTCGACAGCGAGAAATAGTTACTGTCGCTCTCGGTGTGCCGCACGAGCACATCCAGCGTGTAGGTCGGAAGATCAACGTCGATCGGCCCGTATCGTTTGGCGTTGAGCGTGATTTCGGTTGGGATGTCGCCGCCGCTTGACGCGCGGTAGGTCGCCGCGTAAATGCGCACGCGCTTGCCGCCGCCGATCGCGCCGGTGCTGCTCAGGATGATGTAGTCGGTCGCCATCAGCGATAGCTCCTGCGGGCGTTGCCGCGCACGCCGCGCACCGTGGTGTCGTCGGTCATGGCGCTTGCCAACACGCGGCCGTTGAACACGACGTTCACAGCCTGCCGGCTGCCTCGGACGCGATCGCCGCCGCCGCCGTCGCCGCCGTAGTCGGTGTCGGTCGTCGTTGTGGTCGTCCCGCCCGGCGGGTTCGTCGTCGTCGTCGTCCCGCTCGGCGTGCCGATCGGCGGAGCGCCGCCGAACAGCCCGCGCCAGATTTCGGTCAATCGCTCCATGCCGAGGATTTCCACGTTCAGCCTGACGTTGCGGTCCTGTATCGCCTGCCACCGCGTGTGCGCATCGAGGAGATCATCCTTGCCGATGATCTGCATGCCCAGCGACACCGTCTTGCTGTTGGGCAGCGTGTTGATTCCCTGCGACAAGTCTTTGACCTTTTCGATGGATTTTTCGGCCACGGCGCGGATCGCCTCGACATCGGCGCTGAACTGCCCGGCGTAGTCGCCGGCCTGCTCCATTGCGCCCTTGTTGTCCAGCAGCCCGGCGCGCAGGCTGAGCAGCGTGGCAAGCGCGTCCTCCTGCGAGATGCTGCCGGCCTCGAGCGCCTTCATCACGCCCTTGACCGCCGCTTCCTGCTGCAGCTGCGCGAGCGTCGTTTCGCCCGTGGCGATCTTCCATGCCTCCTGGAAGCGCTGGCTCGCGCTCATCGGCTCCAGCGACATGCCCATCGCCGATCCGATTCCCTTCGTGCGCTCTTCGAGCCGCTTGTTCGCATCGGCTAGGCGCTCCGTCTCTGTCGTGAGGTCCTTGGTGGCCTTTGCTGCGCGGCCGGCGCCGCCGGTCTGTCCATCGAGGGAGGCGTTGACCTGCTCGAGCCATGCGTCCAGCTCCTTGTCGGCCTCGGTCAGCGCCTGCGTGCCGCGCTCGAGGCGCCGCTGCTCGATGTCGGCGCGCTGCGTTGCGCGGTAGCGATCGTAGTAGGCCTCGTTTCCCAGCTGGATTTTCCCGCGCAGCACCTCCTCGCGATCGGCCTGCTTTTGGAGGTCGTTGCCGAGAGCCGCACCGGCGCTGAGCACATTGTTCATGCCAGCGGCTCGCCCTGCTTCGGCGGCGCGCAGCGCCGTGTAGTCGGCCACGGCCTGCCTTGCTGCTGCCGACATGACGGTAAGCGACCCCGCAAGCCGCTGCGCCGATGCCGATGCCGCATCCATGCTCTGGGCTGCGCCCGACATGGCGCGCGCCATGTTTGAGCCAAAATTCCCGGCATTCAACGCCGCGACGCCCATGCGTTCCGTCTGCTGCATTGTAAGAGCAGCGGCTTCGCCAAAAACGGTAATTGCCGGGACGACTTTGTCGGCGAACTGAATTCCGAGACGCTCGCCCGTTCGATTCAGTTTGTCCATCGCGTCGTCTGCGCGATTGGCGGCCGCGACCATTGAGTCGTCCATGACGGCGCCGGTGCCCTCGAGCTCCGACGCGTAGTCCTGCAGCGCGGCCGACCCTTGCGACAAAATTGGGATCAGCGCCTCGCCCTGTCGGCCGAACACCTCCATGGCAAGCGCGGCTTTCTCCGGCCCGTCTGGCATCGCCGCGAATCGATCGGCAAGCTGCATGAGCTCCATGCGCATGTTGGCGCTCGGGCCTTTCGTTTCGGCGATGACGCGCGAAAACCGCGTCATCGCGCCGCGGAACGTGTCGAACGACACTTCGCCCTCGGCGGCGATCTGCGACAGCGCGGACAGGTCGCGCGCCGCCATGCCCGTAGCCTGCTGCAGCTTGCCGATGGCCACGCCCGTGTCGATGAATTTGTTGACCTGCGCCGAAAGCGCCTGAATTGCTGCGCCGGCCGCGCCTGCGATGGCACCGCCAAACGCCGCGCCGATTGTGGCGCCGATCGTTGGAGCAAGCGCGCCGCGAAACGAACCGACGAACTCATCAGCCTGGCCGCGCGCGAAAGCCGACGCCTGCGACAGCCCGGCGCCGAGGCTTTCGCGGATGCCCACACCCGCGCCCTTGAAGGATTGATTGATGCGGTCGGCCGCGCCTTGAATGGACGTGCCGGCTGCCGTGCTGGCCTGCCCGGTGGCGCGCAGCGCGTCCTGCACCGCGCGCAGGCTGCCGACAGCCTGATCGACCTCGATCCGCACATCGGCCTGCACCGATCCGATCTGTAGCGCCATTACCAAACTCCATCGGCGGGGATCGCCATGCGTCGCACCGGAAGATTCGCCGGCACCACGTATTTGTCTTTGTGCGCCGGCTTGTCCGGCGCGACCTCAGTCGGCGTGCTCACTGCCGCCAGCACGGCCACGTCGAATTGATACGCCGCCGCGCTCTGCCGAATGCCGACGATCTCGCTCGGCCTCCGCCCGTACGTCTGCGCGACCATGTGCAGCGTCGTCACCTGGTCGCGTCGCCTAAAAAAGCGAACAGCCCCACCGGCGTCGAGTTGATGTAGTTGATGACCGACAGCTTTTCGTCGGCGGTCATTTCCGCCAGACCGAGCTCGTCGTCCTTGTCGCTCTCGCCGTCGACGATGCGCGGCTCGACGACCACTACGCGCACGATCGCGTCCACCGCGTCCATGTAGCGCACGGCATCCGACAGCGTCAGCCTGCCGGCGTTGAAAAGTTCATCCACAGCGCCCAGCAGCGGCTGCGGCACATGCCCGGCGCGCACCAGGTCGATCAGCGTCGCGCGCTTCACGCGCAGCACAAGGCCGGACGCTGTGGTGAGCAGCTTTCCGGCCCTGCGCTCGCGGCGCCACGCCTTGCGCTTTTCGGCGGCCTGCGCCTCGATGTCTGGCTCACTCATAGGCTACGCCGGGAGCGCCGCTGCCGTTTCGTTGGCGACGATTTCGGCGACCTTGTCCGACGAGCTGCTGTCCGGGATGGCGACCAGCTTGCACTTGTTCACAGAAAAGCCGCCCTCCTTGAACTCGCCGTCGATCTCGGTGACCTTGCACTTGAAGAATTTCACGTGCAGGTCATCAGACCCCTCGCCGAGGATCTTTCCATACAGCGCCACATACGGGAAAGAGTCCCCGCCGGTGATCGGCATCGTCGCCACCTCGGCGGCGCCGGTGCCCGAGGTCGTCACCGTGCGCCCGGTCACCGCCGCGTAGAAGTCGAGGTCCATTCCGCCGGCCTCGAACTCGAGCTCCATATGCGTCAGGTACGTCTTCGTCGCGACGACGCGGTCGTTGCCCATCAAGTTGGCCGACGCGATCGTCTCCTTGAATTTGAGCGTCTGCGCGGCTTTGTTGGCCACGCTTGCCGCAGCGCCGTTCTTCACGCGCACCTCGCGGCATCCATACGGGTAGTTGCCCCAGCTCGGCATGTGTGGTCCTCCTTCGGAAAACAAAAAGCGGCACTCGCAATTGAGTGCCGCACAAGCGGTTGGTATTCAGCTGCAAAGATTATCGCACGTCACAGCCGCAGCCGCGTGACGTAGTAGCGCTGCATGCACATGCTGCACTGCAGCGCGTCGTCTGTTGTGTCGTTGACTTCGTCGGCAAACGTGACCTCCCACGTGCGGGCGCCGGCCTTCTGCCGGTGCAGCAGCGCGTAGATCAGGTCCTTGGCGGCGTCGATCACGGACACGCCGGACTGTTGATACAGATACACCACGACGGGCGTGCGCACGCCGTGGATGATCGGCCCGACTGGCGTCTCGGTCTCGATGCGCACCAGGGCGCACGGCTTGAGCTCGAGCGTGGTTGCATCGAACGCCGAAGGCGTCGTCTGACGGCCGATGATGTCGGTGTGCACCCCGCCGGTGAGCAGCGCCATGATGGCCGCGTTGCCGCTGATCGCGGCGGCGATGTCCTCGCGTATCGTCATCCGTTGTACCCCATGCGCGTGTCGAGCTCATCCTCGCCGCCCTCGGTCCATGCCGACAGCGCATCGATGGCGCGCACGCCCTCCGGCAGATCAAGCGCCGGTCCCGTCGGCGCGCTGCCGCCCGTCAGTGGCGCGATTGGCGGCTCCATGCCGGCGCCGTAGCGTGCGGCGTACGCGTCCATGTCCGGCCACGATCCGCCGCGCTCCCATTCAGCCATGCGCGCCTCGAACTCTTCGTCGTCCATCATCACGGCCGTCGAGTAGCACAGACAATTGGGATGGATCGGCAGGCTGATCTCGCCGATCGGATAGACGCCCTTGCCGCCCTCTCCTGCGGCAATGATCTCGTCGCAGATGTCCTCCTCCGGGTGCTGCGGGTTGAGGTTGATCTGCTCTTTCTGCACCCACGGCTGGTCGCGGTAGGTCTGCTGCGAAGCGGCGTGCTGCACGCGCGCGATCTCGCTGCGTGCCGCCCGAAGCGCGCTGTAGCTTACGCCTTTCGGCTGGCACGGCTGCGCGCCCATCGCCTGCGTGATCGGCGACGCGCTGAGTAGTCCGGTCATGTTGCCGCCGGCAATATCCTTCTTGGTCAGGCTGAACAACCGCGTGCGCGTCCATCGCGGGCAGTCTCCGCCGGGTCCGAGGAATCCCTCGATCATCCTGGCGATGTCCCACGCGCTCTTGCCCTGGCTGATCCCCTGATAGAGCATTCCGTTGACGCCCGCGCGCGCATGCTGGCTCGTGCGCCAGATCGCGTCCGAGAAGCCCCCGCGATAGTTGCGCGTCGCCGCGTTCAGCACGACGGCGATCTGCGGCTGAAACACATAGTCGATCGACTCGTCCTCCTCGGGGTCGTCGAGCGTGCCGCGCACGGCCTCGCCGAAGCGCTGCCGTGATCGCCCGCGCATGGCGAGCCGATGCATCACGCGCATGGTGCCGAACGGGATCGATGCCGATTCGCGCCGCGCGGCGATGAGCAGGCGCTGCCACTCGGCCAGTGCCTCGTCGACGGCCGCGGCGATCTTCGGCCGGATCGCGCCGACGGCGAGGTCGGACACCATGCCGTTGGCGTCGGCCGCCTTGCCCAGCAGCGCGCGCGCCGTGTCTGCGGCGCGCTGGAAAGCCTCGGTGGTCCGCATCACCGTGTAGAGCTGCAGCCGCAGCTGCGCGCCGTACTGGATGCGGTACTGCACTGCGGCCTGAATCACGGCGCCCCCAGCGCAGCGGCGATCGAAGCCGGCGACGTCTCCATCGGCGTCGGCGGCGCCGGGGCAATCGCGGCCAGCCCGGGCATGAAACGCGTGAGCATGGCATGCACCGTCTCCGGGTCGTAGCCGAGCGTCTGCAGCGCAAGGCCGGCCTCGGCGGCGAGCTTGAGGTTTGCAGCCGTGAACGGCTGCTTCGCTTTCCACACGATCTCGTAGTCGATCCCGTCGGGGTAGATGCCGTGCAGCATCCACTCCAGATGAAGCAGCGGCTCGACGATCTGCGCCTGCAGCCACTCCGTCATCGATTCCAGGGTGCGCTCGTACTGCTGCTGCTGCTCATCGAGCACGTCGCGGTTCAAGTCCTGCCCGTAGCCGAGCAGGCCGAGCGCGATCGGCGACGCCAGGCCGAGCGTGCGCACGTGGTGCATGACGTCGTCGTACTGCGCAAGGTTGGCGTCGCCGTCCAGCCGAGTGATGGTGCTGTTGCCAAAGAAGTCGGTGACGGCGGCGTATGGGTCGAGCAACGCGTCCTGATTGGCCTTGCGGTAGCGCTCGACTTCCTGCTGCGAACCTTCCACGCGATGGGCGTAGCGCAGCCCGCTGCGCACGAGGCGGCGGATCGCCATGTTCTTTTCGCCGTCGCTGACGTACTTTGCCGTCTGCACGGCCGTCTGGAACATCGGCGTGCCGTAGCGCCGGCCGTCGTCGTGATCCCATCGCGCATGGATGATCTGCCACTGCCGCAGCGGGACGGCGCCGCGCGGCGGCTCGTTGCCGTACGCGAACTCGCCGGCATCGCCGACCCAGTAGAACGCGCGTTCCGGATCGTCGAACATGTCAATGTGGTTGCTGTTGCGCACCATCTCGAGCGTCGGCTTTCGCGTGATGGCCGCGATCTGTCCGACCTGGCTGACGCCGATTTCGAGGAAGAGATCACCATCGATGAAGCACAGCCGCGTCCAGTCGTCGAGGCGCGACGTCAGTTTCAGGCGCTGCTCCTGCGCCGCGGCGATCTCCTCGGCGCGGCGGTCGTTGCGCACCGTCACCGTGTAGCCGCCTTTGACGACATCGGCCGACACGCTCTTCAGAATGCGCCGGATGCGCGGGTCGTGCTCGTAGAGACGCCGGCACTCCTCGACGATGGCCTTGCGACTGCGATCCACGCGGAACGGGCTGCTCTGCGTCCACCCGATGCGCAACGGCTGCGGCGTGTCGTCCAGCGTAGTCACGGGCGAGGCAGCGACCGCTGTATCTGCGGTCTGCCCACTGCGGGAGAGGCGCCGGAACAGCGCGCTGATGGTGTCGGTCAGTGCCATGTCAGCCTCCGCTCCGGTCAAGCAATTTGGCCATTCGCGCTTCAAGGTCTGGCATTTTTGCCTGAATGGTCGGCATCACAATCGCGTATTTGCCGCCGTGGCTGAGCTCGAGAAATCTTCCGTATTCCATTGTGTGCCCGAAGCGCGCCACGATTGCGTTCCCTTCGCGCGCGTGATCGCTAAACAAGCCGCGGCGCGCTGCGCCCGATCGGTCTGTCCAGTGCGCCTCGTGACGCATTTTGTTTTCCGTCTCCTTGGCCCACTTGCCCGTTTCAATGGCCAGATCGAGAACCATTTTGTCGCCGAGGCGCCGGAAGCTTTCTTGCAAGTCGTCAAACGAAAAGGTGTAGCCGATCGCACTCATGCCGTTGCCTCCACATCGCACAGCGTCGCCGCGCGTCGATCCGGGCGCACGTAGATCACGCGCCACACGACGCCGCCGCTGGTGAATCGATCGCCGATCTGGACGTCGGCCGTGATCGCGCCGACCAGCGTCCCCTGCGCCGTGGATTCGCTGGCGCCCTGCGCCGGGCGCGTCGTCGCCACATTGCGCGTCGCGCCGCCCGTCAGCGCAAAACGAAACGACTGCGCAGCGAGCGTCGTGCTGCCGCGCCGAAGCGCGATGCTGACCGCGTTGTCGGTGCGCATCTCGCCGAACGCCGCTCGGATGTTGGCCATGTCGCCGCTGCTCAGCATCTCACCTCCAGGCGCTGTAATCGGATCGGACGCCGACGACGCCGCCGGTTCCGGCGCCGCCGCCCAGCGCCTCGACCGCATTCTCGTACTGCCGCTCGATTGCGTCCGAGGCCTTGAACAGCGCGTCGCCGAGGCCCTTCTTGTCGACAGCCTCGTCGCCGATGCGATACGACCACGCGTTGCCGGCCTCGCGCATCGCCAGCATGCGCAGCAGGTCGGCCTGGGCGCGCCAGAGGATCGGGCGCGTCTCCTGCGCCTGCAGGTCTGCATAGCTGCCAGATGCCACGACGTGCGCAGCGGCGTATTTGAGCAGGCGATCGGCGGTGTAGCTCGGCGCCTCGTCGAACACCAGGTTCTTGCCGATGATCTCGTAGGCCTCTTCCGGCTCGTCGCCGAGGGGCACGATTCCCGCCGTCGTGATTGCGATCTGCTGGCCGAGCACCGTGCCCGTTTCCAGCGAGAGCAGCGCGAGGAAATCCGCAGGCAGTGCGTACGTGGCAACGCCCGCCGTGATGGCGAGCGTGATCGTGCGCACCAGCGGCACGCGCTGCGAATAGGCCAGCACCGCCGCGTCGATGGCGTCGGCGTACTGCGTCGAGCTAGGGACGCCGTCCTTTGCGAACAGCGCCGCGGTCAGACTGTCGATCAGCGACTGGCGCGTGATGGGCATGCGGGATCACCTCCTCCAGGACGGCGGGCTGCGGTTCGGTCGTCTCTCCGTCGCCGAGCTCGGACACCACGATCGCGCCGGGATTGGCCGCCGCTACGATGTTGGCGTAGCGACGATGCACCACGCGGGACTCCCCTGCGTACAGCCAGTTCTCGGCGACAAGCACGCGCTCGGCAATTGCGGTGATTCGGACGAATCGCTTCATGTAGTCATTGTGTCAGGGAGAGATTCGCGCGAATCCCTCCCTGTTGCAGTGATGTCTACGCCACGACCATGTAGGCGCCCTTCTGCGGGACAGGCGCGGCGCTGGCGTTGAAGCCCTCGATGTACCACTGGTCGTTGGCCTTGAGCTTGTTCGAGTCGTAGGACGGGAACGGCCCCTTGACCAGCAGCGGCTGGAAGATGCGGAACATCACCAGCTCGCGGTTGCCCACGATGATCTCGGTGTCCGTCATCTGCGTGGTCTCGAACACATCGAGGCCCTTGACGCGGCCGACGAAGCCCGCCGGGTTGATCGCGCCGTCCGGGCGCAGGCCCGACGCCGAGAAGCCCGTCCAGTTGGCGATCAAATCACTGTTGGTCGCACTCATCAGCGCGAACGTCGGCTGATAGTTGCGATTGAGCACCTTGACCTTGGCCTTGCCGATCGTGCTCACGCCGACGCTGTAGTCGGGCGTGCTGCCGACGGTCCACGTGCCGCCGCTGTTCGAGGCAATCGCCTTGACGGCCTGAATGGCCAGACGAATCAGGCCCTGATCAATGATCCGGTTGATTTCGTTGGTCATGTTCGCAACGGCGCGAGCCGCCACGTCATAGCCCAGCTGCGAGCGGCCGAACACCACGGCCTCGTTGGTGATCTCGACGGCGAGGCGGTCGGCCTTCGCCTCGATCGAGATGCGCGACAGCGTGTTCTTCGAGCGCTCGATCGCGGCGTTCTCGCCCTTGCGGATCGCCTTGTACTGGTAGTCAATCTTGAGCGACTGCGACGCCGTGATGGCGCCGCCCGACGCCGGAAAGAACACCAGGCCGTTGGCGTAATCGACGGTGTAGTCAGTGCCCTCGGTGTAGGTCGTGCTTCCGGCGCTGTTGGTCACGACGACCGTGCCCGGGATCACGCGCTGCGCGGCGAGCGCGCTCGTGTTGCCGAGCGTGGCCGGCGCCGCGACAACCTCATCGGTCACCGTAGCCGTGAGGCCCGTCTCCTCGGCGTACGACTCGTAGTACAGGTACTCCGGGCTGTTCTGCATCAGCGCCGTGTCAAAGACGCTCGTTGCGACGAGAGACGGGAAAACCGCGCTGTTGATCGTGCGGCTGATCGTGTACGGCAGCGTGAGATCGGTGGCCGTGTGTGCTTCGGCGTACAGCTGCGCCTCGCGCTGCAGCTGCGCCCCGTGCAGCTCATCGAAGCGCTTCAGCACGGCCGCGGCGACGCGCTCGTTGGCGGTGCGCGGCGAAGCAGCGTTAAACAGCTGGCCGCCGCGATGCTGCATCACGCTCTCGGCGAGGTCATGCGACAAGCGCGCGTAGGCCGGCTGCCCGGTTTCCTTCTCGAACACCGGCGCCACCTGGATGCCCGCGAGCGGGCCGCTGTAGCCCTGCGACTTCAGCGCCGACGCGGCGGCCAGCTGATCGTAGCGCTTGCGGAGCTTGTTCGCGCGAGCGGCGACGGCCGACGCATCGGCTGCGTCCTCGGCGAGCTCATCGCGGAACTGCGCGTTGAGCGCGGCGTCGTACGGCAGGCCCTTGCAGGCCTCGTCGATGGCGCGCGTCAGCGCATCGCGCTTCTTGGTCTCTTCCAGCTGCACGGCGGCCTCACGCGCGCGCGCCGCAGCCGACAGAATGTCCGCCTCGGTGGCGGACTCGGCAAGGCCCAACGCCTTGCGAACGGTCTCGATGTCCATCTGTGGTTTCTCCTCCCGCTGAATCGCGGGCTGAATCAGTGCGTCCTGCTTGCTCTCGATCACGGCCGTGTTCTGGAACGACGGCGTGAGCACCAGGTCGTAGCCGGTGAGATGAAGCTCCACGACCTCCTCAACTTGGCCTTCGCCGAAGTCGACGACCTGCGAGATGCCATTCCCGCGCAGGCTTCCGCCGGGCAGCAGCCCGATATCGGCAAGTGCCTGGATGTCCCGTCCGCGCTGGGTGTCCGCGATGGTGCCCGTGAGGGAAACCGCGCGCGACGCCTCGTCATATGCGACGTCCGTCCATACGACGACCGTTTCCAGCAGCGCAGGGCGCCCGCCCTTGTCGCTCGGATGGTCTGCTTCGCCGACGAGCGGGTCGCCGTCTGCGGTGTGGAGGATCGCCCGCCCTTGCCCCGCGCTTTCGCGGAGTTTCGGCTGCAGCTCCTGCACCGCGGCGCGAACCGCCTGCTCGGTGTACCGCCGTCCGTTCCGGTTGACCACGCCGGCCGTGAGCGCTTCGCGAATCACGATGCGCCGGCTGCGCTGTCCGTCGGAAGCCTCGACGATCTCGCCTCGGATCACGTCGACGGCCTCGCGGATGCGCACGCGCTGGCGCTGGTCGGTGGGATGCTTGCGCTTGTCCATGTGGTGTAGGGAAAACAAAAAAGGCGGCACTCTGTGTGAGTGCCGCCCAAGCGGTTGGTATTTGGTTGCGCGTGATTGTAACAGCTATGCACGCGCATATACACGCACCATACACGCGTGCATAGCCGTCAAAACGGCGACCGCGCGATCATCGGCGCCACGGCCGCCGTCGTCGTGTCCGCGGCGTACCACGCCAGCGCCAGAGACATCACGGTGTCGTCGTGCATGCCGTCGGGAGCGCTGTATCGGATCGCTCCGGACTCGAGGCGCTTGGCCTCGTAGGCCTCGAGCTCGGCGATCATCACGTCGTCAGGCGGCAGCGTCAGCCGCCGCTGCTCGAACGCAGCAGCGAGACGGCGGATGATTTCGCTTTTCGTCGATGACGTGGTGGTGAAATCGCGCACGGGGATGCCCTCGTCGCGCAGCATGTCGTTGTTGGGCTTCCCCATTGCGTTTGCCTCGGCCAGCAGCACGTCGACGCGGAAGCGCTGGCACGCGGCAGCGATGCGCGCGCGCTGCATGGCGTATTCGGCGCCGTTGAAGCGATCCACGTGCACGACCGCGCCGGTCGTGGCGTCGATGATCGTGAGCACTGTGTAGTCGTAGTTGAGCGCCCAGTCGAGGCCGGCGACGTGCGTGTGGCGGTGGTCGATCATCGGCGCCGCACGCACAGCGTCGCGCACCCCGCGAAACACGCCGCCGCCGACCTCGACAAACTCCGCCAGAATCTCCTGGCGGAATTCATACTCCGGCATCGTGCGGTGGAGCTGCTCAATCTCGTCCCAGTCGACCGTCGGATTCTCGAGCGCGTGCGGCCGGCGCACCAAACGGCCGCCGACAATTTCGGCGCCGAGGGTGGGCGCGCGAAACGCAGCCGCATCACCGCGCTCTGCTGCGCGATGCCACTGCGCGTAAAACCAGTTTCGTCCTTTCGGTGTGCCTATGCCCCACATCCAGCCGCGCGTGCTGATGAGCGTCGGCCGCAGCACGGCCGTCCATGCCTGCTCTGGCACATCGGCTACTTCGTCGATGACGATGCCGTGTGCGGTAAAGCTGCGCACGTTGTCGGGCTTCTGCAGCGATCGATACGCGATGCGGCCGCCGCTCGGAAATGTCGCGATCATGCGCGACTCGTTGAACACGGCAATGTCCCGCGCAGCGTAGGCCGTCTCCTCCATCGCCACGCGCGCCTGCTCATACGTCGGCGCACACCACATGATCTGCGCGCCCTGCACGGCATGCTCAACGGCGATGGACATGACCATCGTCGTTTTGCGCCAGCGGCGACCGGCACTGAGCCAGTTAAATCGCTTCGCCCTCCGCATCACGTGCGCCTGCCCCGGATGCGGCAGCGGGAGTGTCAGCTTCATAGATGTTGCGCCAATTGTTGGTGTATTCGATCTCGATGCGTTGCGTGCCGGTTTGTTCGACCTGCTGCTTCAGCACGCCGGCCATTTCGGCGAGCAAGCGCGACGCAGACACGTCGCCCTTCTGAGCTTTCGCCACGATGGCCGACACGGCGCTGGGCAGATGCCGAGCGGCCATGCGCTTCCACAGCCCCTCCCACGCATCGCGGAACTGCGGGTCGTCCATCCAGCGGTAGAAGGTCACGCGTGAAACACCTGCCTCCGAACAGATCGCGGTGATATTGCGATGAAACCCGGCCTCCAGTGCGGTTTCAAGCAGACGAATCTGCTTCGCTTTGAGACCGTGGTACGTTACGTTTTGTTTCATCGAAACCTCCACTGCACGCCACACGCAGCGGCACTTCGTCGCGCTTGTAGCGCATCAGTTCGGCCGCGGCGCCGATCGCGTGCTCTGGCAGATCGAGCGTCACGCGGATGCCGCCGTCCACGAGCGTCTGCACCTTGTAGACGACGGCATCGAACGAGATCACCGCAGCGCCTCCTGCGCGACCTGGGCGATCTCGCCGAGGAACCCCTGCACGCGGTATCCGCCCCAGCGCTGCACGTCGTCGGTGGCGGCGAACACCGTCGCCGCACGGTAGGGCGACGGGTACGACTTGCCGTTGACGACGAGCGGGCTGCGCAGCGCGTCGCACAGCTTGCGCAGATGCGCGGCGACCGCAGCGCCGTCCATGTTCCACGCGAGATACCCGCCGCGTCCCATGGTGTCGACGCCGGTTTCGTCCATGTACACGCCGGCAAGCGACGGGTCCGGGTTGAAGCCGCACTTCTGAAACAGGAAGTCGCAGCGGCGCTCGTACCACGGCCACTCGCTCGGGCGATCGATGTGCGCCGGGTCCGGGCTGTAGCTGTGATAGCCGTAGGCAAGCAGGTTGCTGTTGTAGTGCGGCGCGAGATGCTGCCGCAGCTGGTCGCGCACGTCCTGCCGCGTGAAGTCGGGCGTGCCCATGCTGTACGGGCTGGCGACATAGATCGCGCCGCCCTCCCATCGGCCGGTCGATGCATTGAAGCGCCCGCCCGTGCGCTCCTTGACAAGACGCGCCATTGCCGCGTCGTATTCTGCTCGCGGCCGGATGTCCTGCATGTCCTGCCCGATGCAGTCCGCCTCGTTGATGGGCGACAGGTAAATCAGCTTCGGGTCTTCCGCTCCCCACAGCAGGTTGAGATCAACCGGAGGGAGGTAGTTTCCCGGCCACCAGCGCCGGACAAAGATCGCGGCCTTTGGCCAGCCGATCTTGAGCTGCGAAGCGAACGTGTAGCCTTCCATGATCGTCGCGCCCATGCCGCCTGCAGAGAGAAACCCCTGCGCGTAATGGTGGCCGCGCGAATCGTGAAAGTGGACACCCAGCAGCAGCGGCGGGCGAGTCGTTGGTGGCGGCGGCGGCGGCGGCGGAGTCGACACCCACTCCCACGCGTCACGGCGCACGTAGCCGTCCTGGACGACGGCGCCGCCGCTCGTGTTGCGCACACGCGCCCATTGCCAGCCGTCGCCGCTGGCGACATCGAGGACGTCGATCTCCTGCCCGGCCGACAGCCAGTAACCGGTTTCCGAGGAGGAAGACGTCGAAGGCGCTTTGCGCAGCTTCCACGTGCTGTACGGGGTCGATTTGATGCGGGCCTTGCCCGAGGTTGGTGCGGGTGTAGTCATAGGGTTTTTGAGAGTGACGCGATTGGGGACGATCGACGACCAGCGGCGCGCGCCTGATTCGGCGGCGTCGAGCACGCCGGCAGCCGCGGGGAGAGATGCGCCGTCGGCGCCGCGCCAAAGCGGGTCGTGGTACGACGTGGCCGACAGGCGCACGATCCAGTGAGCGAAATCGCCGCCAGCCTGGTAGCGCAACGGCAGCATGCGGTAGTCGACAAGGGCGATGTAGGGGTATTCGGCCGTGGTGGTAGCGCGCAGCGACACGCCGACGTGGTCGCCCATGCGCAGCAGGTCGGCCTGCGTGGTGCCGTCCTGCGAGGCGTCGAAGTGCGTCGACAAGTCGGTGACCGTGGCCGATGTGGCGAGGCCGGGCTTGACGGCGCCGGCGAGCATGGCTACGCATGCCGGCCCGCAGTCGTTGCGGCGCGGCGCGTTGTCGATCTGATTGACGTAAGGGACGCCCATTAATCCTCCCCGCGCATGCGGTCGATTTCGCGCGCGAGGCTGTCCAGCTGCGTGCTGATGCGAAGAATGGTTTTGGACATCTCGTCGAGCTTGGCCAGGACCATTTCCTCCCGACGCATGAGGCGCTCCTCGCGATCGGCTGACACTTTCAAATTGCGCTCTTCGCGGTCGGCGGAGGTTTTCAGCGTCCAGATCAGGAGCGCCGCGAACATCGCCGGCACGCCGCCACTGGTCAGCAGCTGCAGCAGCGACACGTCAGCCATGGCGAGGCCCTCCCGGTTCGATGCAGATGACGATGGCGTAGATGGCGATCAGCAGCAGCGGAATCCAGAACAGGTCAGCCATTGCCCGCCTCCGCTGCGGCGCGCCGTGCGCCGTGCGTGACCTGCTGCACGATGAGCATCACGCCGGTGACGATGAGCTGGGCGTACGGCTCGATGCCCTGCGCAGCCGTCGGATTCGCGCTCAGCCAGTCGCGCGCGGCCATCGACAGCGCGCCGAGAATGACGGCGACGGCGACGGCGACCAGCTGCTTGCCGGATGCCGACAGCTGCGCGAAACCCTGCAGCCGGTCAAGCACAAAGCTGCTCACCGCAGCGACGCCGGCCCCTGCGAGCCATGTGAGTATCGAGATCAGATCCATGTCACCTCCACGGGAAAACAAAAAAGCGGCACTCACAATTGAGTGCCGCACAAGCGGTTGGTATGTAGTTGTCTCGGCGCCGTTTCCGACGCCGAGCTGCCCTCGACAGGATGCGTACCCCGAGTCCGGGCGGATATAAGCCGGCGCCCCTACAGCATTCCGACGCATGACGTCGGCGTTTGGGCGCGCCCGCTGCGCAAAGTATACCTATCGCGCACCGGGCTCAACGGCGTCAACGCTGCGGGTTGCGCGCGCGCTCACCTCGATTTTGATTCCGTTCAGCGTCAGGATGATCCGCGCCTCGACCAGCGCTCCGGATCGGTAAGCTGCGGTTGCCTGCACGCGACTCCACTGCGCGCGCAGCGCCTCGATGATCCTGTCCTCGTGCGGCAGTCGTTCAGTCATGGATGTCCTCCGGGAGCGTGAATACAACATCGCCGCGCATGCGTCCCCACGCAAAGGCGCGCTGCAGGCGCTGGGCGTCGGTCATCGACTCGAATCCGCGCGGGATGCATATATCGAGGTGGCCGGCGCTGTATCGCGTGTGGAATCGATCCGCGCACACGCCGTCGACGGGCAGGCCGAGGCGCTGCGCACGCTCACGGGCTGCGCCGATGATGGTCACGCGCGATCCAAGCGGAATGCGCGCCGGGCACGCGAACGCGCCGACGTGCGGCGCACGCCCGTTGGCCATGACGGCGCCGCCCGATATGCGGTTGGCCTGCGGCGTGTAAGCGCTGATCGACAGCGTGAGCGTCAGGATGATGGCGTGCGTCACTCGCCCTCTGACATGCGCCACAGCGTGATGTGCCCGGCGCGACGCGACGTCACGACGCCGTCGGATTCCATGCGGCGCAGCGTTTTCATTGCCCTTTCGTAGGTCCAGCCTTTCGCTTTGGCGAACCACGTCGTGGCGAATTCGTTTTCTCGCGGCCGGTCGTTGGCGTACTCGTCAGCGATTGCGAGGAGCCGCGCAACGTCGAAGCGCTCGACACGATGCGCGGAGCCTCGGGCACGCTCCACATCAGCCTTGTCTTTTCCCACTGTCCCTCCCTATGCAGCTCGATCAGCCATGTGCCGACGCTGAAATATTCCCGCCGCGTGACGCGGTGGGTGAACGCGGTTTTGAGTTGCCACGCTGGCACAACCGCTCCCCACGCGGTGGGAAACGCATCGCCGGTGTCGGCGAAACGGTGCACGTGCCCACGCAGCACGATGTGCGTGTCCGGGCGCTCCATGAGCATGGCGGCGGTTTCGCGGCGGATCGCGCCGCCGTACAGCCTGGGATCGTCGCCGCCGCCGCCGACGTGGTGAGCGATATCGAAATGGACGCCGGCCACGTCAAGGAGGAGGTGATACCAGGCCGCCATGCCGGTAGACGGATCGCGGCGTGCGCCGATTTCGCGGCCGATGGAATAGTCCGACGCCGCGCCTTTCCCACTGTGCGCCTCCGTCCCGCGCACGACGTAAATCTCATGCGCGAGCGCCACCATCGGCTGCAGAACGTCGAGCGCGGCGGATGCCTGTATCTCGGGCGCCTGCGAGAGCAATTGGGTCGATTCGTGATGCCGCCCGTCGATGAATTCACCCAGCGACACCAGCACCACGTGATACCGGCGCCGCCGAAGCTCGCGGACGCGGGCCACCAGGTCGAGCCACCGCTCCCACAGCCAGCGCTGCGCTTCGTTGGGCATGTATCGCCCGCCGTCCTCGAGGACGACGCCATGCGCCGGGCACAGCGCGACGCTGCTGCCGACGTGCAGATCGCCGACGGGCACCACCACCACGGGCGAGCGGGCGTAGCGCGTCACGATCTGCCCCCGGCAAGGCTCCGAACATTCGTAGAGTTTGCCATTTTTGGAAAATCGGTATTGACAACGGATTGACCGTAGCTACAATCAATAGCGTAATCAGCGCTCCGAACGGTCAGCCAAGCGGCCGGGCGGAGATCATCAGACAGGAGACCATAACCATGACCACGACTCACATCAGCAACTTCGGCGACGCGACCACCACCCTGCGCCAGCTGGCCAACCGCGACGGCTACATCGCCTACGACGAGGCGTTGCTCGAGCAGGCAGAGCGCATGGCCGACGGAGAGCTGGAACGCGCGCTCGAGGCGGCGATGGACGACCGCGACCAGGCAGAAAACGACGACGAGGATGAGCGCTACAGCCTGGTCGCCGGCGCGTACGCGATCGAGATCGCCCGCCGCGCCGTCCGCCGCTCGCAGGGGCAGGACAGCGACCCCGAGGGCGTGGTGCAGATCGAGGGATGGCGCGACACGGCGCGCAAAATCATCGAGTTGGCCGGCGCCGACAGCAGCGCGTGCGCCAGCGACGTCTGCGATTGGGCCGACGGCGACAACGGCATCCGCCTGATCGACAGCGCCGGCGAGCGCGTCAGCGCGTGGGAGTTCGCCGACGACATCGCCGTTTTGCTGGCGGCCTGATCCACACGTCATCGACGCCGGGTGCCCAGCGCATCCGGCGTCTTTTTTTGCCATGACCAACATGACCGCAGACGAAGCGTCGCGCTGGCAGGCGCGGCTAAACGACGCATTTTCCGGGCTGCAGCGCGTGAAGCCGGCGCGCGTGCGTGACGTTGTGAAAACCATCGAGGCAGCGCGCATCATGATGCGCCAGGCCGAGGACGACGCGGCAACCGTGCGCGAGTGCGTCGTGGCGCTGGCGTATCCGGTGTCCAACGTGCGGCGCGCCGAGGAAAAGGCTCGCGCGCTCACCGAGGCGCTGGAAGCCCGGATCGCCGTGCTTGAGCGCGCCGCAGAACGCCAGCGCATCCGCGACGAGGAGCTGGTCGCGCGTGAAGCGCGTGCGATCCGGGCGCAGGCGCGGGCCGAGCTCGAGGTCGCACGCGCAGCGCGGCGAGCGGGACGGCAGCAGCGCGCAGCACAGCGCGAGGCGGATCGCGCAGCGCGGGCAACGGCGCAACGCCAGGTCGAGCCGAAAACGCCGAGGCGCGGGCCCGGCGGGCCAAACAACCCGCAAGGGCCGGCGCCGCAGCGGTGGATGACGCGCATCGGCGAGGGGCTGATTGTCGCCATCGGAGACGACGACGAGCAGCGCGCGTCGGTCGTCGAGATCGCGCGCGACGGGTGGATCAGCCTGCGGCTCGACGACGGGCGCATCATGCGCATGGCAGTGTCGGCGCCGGTCGCACCCCCGCCGCGCAGGAAACGCAAGACCGCCGCCGCCGTCACCGCTGCTCCTCCACGGTGACCACGCCGGCGCTGCGCTCGACCTCGATCAGCCAGCCGCGGAATATGTCGATGTCGGAGGTGAGGATGTACCGCAGCGTGAAGCGCTGATGCGGCGACAGCTCGCGCTCAAACGCGCGCTGCGACGGACGCACGACGCTGCAGTACGAGCGTTTACATTCCACGAGCACGGTCACGCCCGCCTTGAACGCGACGACGTCTGGCACGCCGACGAGATCGCCGCGCACGGCCGCCGGCTGGCTCAGCTCACGCACCATCCACCCGTGCCACCGCAGCAGATCGACGATCGCGCTTTGCACGCTGCGCTCGGTGACGGCGCGCTCGGCAGCGGCGCGATCAGAACGGGACGTCGTCATCGTTTCCCCCAGCCGGCCGCTTTGCCGCCGGTTTCGCGGGCGGCTGCGGCGCTGCAGCCGGCGCCGTCTGCTCCTCCGCCGGCGACGAAAGGAAGCGCACGGTGTTTGCGGCAATCTCGAGCGACGCCTTGTGCGTGCCGTCCTTTCCCTGGAACACACGCGGGCCGCCGGTCTGCGGGTCGACGACAAGGCGGCCCTCGACCAGCGCCAGCCTGCCCTTGCGCAGATACTGATTCACGATCTCCGCCTGCTTGCCGAACACCGACACACGAAACCACGTCGTCTCGGTCTGCTTCTGGCCGTCCTTGCCCGTCCACGAGCGATCCGTGGCGAGCGAAAAAGAACACACAGGATCGCCCCCGGCCGTGTATTTGAGCTCCGGGTCTCGCCCGGCGCGCCCGATGATGGTGATGGTCTGATACATGTTTCTCCTTGCCGCGCTAAGCGGCTTTTGTTGCAACGCACTGCGTGCTCGCCTCATAGCGTCGGCGCGTGCGCGCCAAAACCTTCGCCCGATGCTGGGCGTCGGCGTAATAGCGCTCCGTTTTCAAGCGCCTGTCGCGCGCGCGGCGGCAATCGATCGAGCACATGCCGCGTTTCCCGTTGGGCCGCGAGCACATGCGCCCGCACTCAAGGCACGGCGCCTCGGCCAGGATGTGCGGCGCTCCAAGCTCAGCGACCTTGTCGTTCAGCCATTTACGCCCGCGCCCGAGTTCCCGGCACAGCCGGCCGGCGTCGTAATCGCACTCTTTCATCAGATCCAACAGGCGATCGGCATCGTCATACACCGCGCGAGCCATGTCGACGACGTAGCGCAGATTCCATTCGCGAATCCGGTACCGCAGCGCGGACGTGCAGACGCCGGCAATCCGCGCCGCTTCGTCGGTGCGGCCGCGCGCTTCTAAAATTGCGGAGCGCGTGCGAGCCAATTCGGTTTCGCGGCGTTTGGGCTCAAAATCGCGCAGTCTCTCGCGCCGCTGCGCTTGTTTCTGCAGCAGCTTGGCGTGCCGGCA